AGCACCCAGCAGATCACCGCGGCGTTAGGGCTTTTCATGACCTTTATGAGCGCTTTATACAGCGGCAGCGCGGCGCATACCACGACGACCACGAACACCCCCGACAGTGTGCTGTCCGCGTCTTTAACCACGATTACGGGCAATTTCAATATCCCTGCTATTAAAGTAGGCACGACGCAAAACGCCATGCCCACCCAATACGCGATTAATCTTGCGTTGTAGTACCACTCTTTAGAGTGCTTGATCTTCTTCATCGGATTTCTCCTTTGTCTCGCCGTCTATCTCTCGGATCGCCGCGTTCAGATCATGCTTGATCGCCTCCTTGCTCGCCGCGCCGATATTCGTTCTATCCGCAAACTGCATAAAGGCTTTCGTAAAATTCGCCAATGCCTTTTTCAAGGCTTCCACGTCCTTTTTGGTATCCTCGCCCGTCTGCCCGTTGTGGTTACTCTCGTCAATCAGTCCGTTGGTGCCTTTAAGCTGTAGATCCAGCTTCTCGGAAACTTCTTTGAGCTGCTTTTTCAGTTTCCCGTTCTTGACGTTGGTATAGATGAGATAGACGACGAACACGAGAAGTTGCGCCACGCTCGCCACGGTGGAGATCGTCACTTGCTTTTCGGAAGCGGCCGCTTTTATCGCCTCCACCGCTTTTGCGTACTCGCTCCCTATCCCCGCTTGGTCCGCGTACTTTTGGACCCAGGCCAAAAACGCGTCTAAATCGAACTCGGGATCGGGCGCGGGTGTTTCCTCGACTACAGAGCTATCGCCGCTTGTAGCCTCGTTTGCGCTGTCCTGCGGGACTTCTATCGACGTTTCCTCTGCGGCGGCCGAATATGTACCCGCACCGAAAATCAGGCCTATGCACACGCTTAAAAGCGCGACTAAAATCACGACAATCAACACGTTTATAATTCTTTTCTTTTTCATCTTCTTTTACTCCTTGAATGTTAATTCTACGCCGTCGTTGACGTAGCTTTTGAATTTTGTGAGAAGCTCTTCTTTTACCTCGATTTCTTCGGCCAAAGCAATTTCGAGCTTCTCTATCTTTTCTTCCTGAATACGGACGGTCTTTGTCAGACTTGCGACCGTATTCTGCAAATCCGTTAAAAGTCCGTGGGCGTAAAATTGTCCCTCGATATCTTTTAATATTAAAGGCTCGACGTCGTACTCCGAAACTTTCACCCCGCGAACGCAATGAATGACTTTTCCGTCTAATTGCCCCGCCTTCAGCTCCTCAATCGGAATTGCCGTTTTACAGGCCTTGAGCGTTACTTTCTTCTCTGCCTGACTGTTTATCCGATAGATGAATATAAACTCGCCCGACAAGCCTTTTACGCCCTCAAAATCGAGTTCAAGCGCATTGTCTGCAATAGAAAAGGCAGGCTCTGCAAACCTGCCAATTCCATGATATTTAAGATACACTTTCATTCTGTTTCAGCCTCCCTTTCCGCCGCAAGGAGATGTGCGATTTTGTAATTGGCTTCAAGGTCAAATTTCTGTTGCCATTCTTCTATCAGGTTTTTTATATAGTCGGGTACGCCTTCCTCGACTTTTGCCTCATCAAGGAGAACGATAATCCGATTAAACATTTCCTGGACGAGAGTATAGGCTTCTACCTTCGGATAGGTCTTTGCAGGGATAGCGTCGTATTCTTCGAGAGCTTCCGTAATCGAGACTTCGGGAATGCCGATAGAAATTCCGTTCTCGATGATACTGTCCGCACAATCTAACGCTAAATTGTAATAAGCATCCATGTTCTCGTGGTCGGAAGGGAAGTTTTTGGAAATAATGTTGTGGTGTAAGACTATAATATTTTCAACGCCCACCTTTAAGGCTTTTTCTGCTGAACGATAGTTTTTCATGTTTTCTCCTTATTTAATCCACCTCGGCCTTTCGGGGATAATCCCCGTTTCGGGCGCGTCCAGCCATGCTTTGCGCCAGCTCTGGACTTCGGCTTTTTGCTCCTCCGTCAACGTGTCGTACCAAGCCGCTCTGTCTGCTATGTCAAAGCATTCTTTGCGGCGTAGTTGCCGAATAGCCAGGCTTTCCACGGCTGTACCTTTCAACTCGGGCAGCTCTTCGCGCTTCAAAGGCCTGCGTGATAATATCTTTTTAGCCATTTGTCGTTCCTCCTGTCAATGTAAAGTAGTCTTGTTTTACCGTATCTTCCGCGCCATATTCGCTGTTATCCGTCGGGCCTTGCTCTATCGTTTCGCTGCCGTTCTTCCAGGCCTTGTATTTAGATTTGTTGAACGGCGTCGCTTCGGTAGTAGCTTCGACTGTCTTGTATGTGACGGTAAGCGGATTGCCTGCGGCGGCAAGTTCGGCAAGATGGGCTTTCCATGCTTCCACGGTGGAATATGTACTATCCTTTATCAAAAGTACAAGCACACCGTTTTGCGCCTCATAATCTTTCAACTGGTCCCAGGCTGTTATTTTCGGTGCACTATAAGGCGAACAAATTGACGTAAACGCTATACCTTTTGAGGGTAAATCAAGAGAAAAAGCTGTATAATTCGTATTGATCACCCACGCTTCCGTCCCATTAAAAGTCACCGTCTTACTCTGCCTTTTCGTTTCTCCCGTTCCGGGATAGACGACGTCATATTCGGCTAACTCGATAGGCGTTTCAGCGGAAAGAGTGTCGGAGATGTACGGCTCGTAGGCGGTTGCGGTGGCGCCTCGTTCACACATTACTTCGGCGTTTTGATTATAATACGAACAGCCTAAATATGCGCCATTTTCGGGGATTGTGACCGCAAATTCCGAAGAACCATACGCAATCACGTTCATGCCTCGATCGTAAATCACGTATCGCAGCGCCACACCGCTATTGTTTGTATATCCTGTCAAACGGTAAGTTTCGCCAGCTTTTACGGGTAATAAAAGCGTATTATAATTAGCCTGGTCAATGATAATCCCCGTAGTAACACTTTCTATAAGTTTACCCGCAAGCACGTTTTCTCCGCCGTTCAAATTCTTCCCCGTACTCACAATCTCCTTGAAGAATGCGTTTTTCAAGCCCGCAAACCACTTGCTGTACGGTTTTGCGGTCGTGCCTGCGTTTAGCATAGGACGGAAAACGAGATTGTTTACGGTTGTTCCCGATTTTATAACAATTCGCCAAGCTTGATCGGAGGGTAAATTATTGAGCACTACGCCATTTCCCGTGTCTTTGCTCGCTGTAAAACTTTCCGAGATATAATATGTCGTATCACTACCGCCCGTGGGACAACCACTTAAAAAGTAGCTTTCAGAATAACCTTGAATAGGACCTCTTAATAGCATAAAATCCGCGTCGGAGGTCGCTGTCCCGTTTACCGTAACGCTTCCGTCAGAGTTAACCGTAAAAGTAACTCCGTTTGCCGTTTTTGTCGTTTCTGCATACGGATACGGTATCAAATTTTCCGTCGCAACGGTTTTGCCTCGGATTTCCTTAACCGTCGTTTGTACTCCGTCAACGATATTCTCGCCGTCGGCCGTCTCTCTCGTCGTGTAGGCCTGCTCCAAGGTAGTTACCGTTACTACCTGCGCCTGTTCTAAAATCGTGTATAAATCCTCGACATTTTGGTTAGTTTGCGCAAGCTGGCCTTGCGTGGCGTAGTCCGTGGGAATGTCGCTTTTTAACGCCATGAGACCGCTTTTCTCGGGGTAAGTCACCTCATAGCTATAACCATCCACGGTATAGACGAAGGAATCTTTCATATAGGACGTACGCCACGTTTGCCCGCCAACGGTTATAGGCGACGTAAAGGCTTTTGTCCCGTCTATCGTCTGATCGGTGTCTGTCGTAACTATGTTCTCGGGTATATCTGATGTCAAAGCAAGTGTTCCAGATTTTACAGGGTATTTGAAACGATCGCTACCTTTCACTATAGCGTCCGCGTCTATGCCGACACCATTAATAGAAGTAAACCCATTAAATGTATTTATTCCTGTATGCGTTTTGTTTCCTGAAATTGTCTGATTGGTATCAACAGTCACATACTTATTCGGCAAGCCTCCGATTTCGCTCTGGATTTCCGTTAGCGTTGCTTTTATCTTATCCAGCTCGGTTGGGTCTATCGGTTCGTCCTGACCTAAATAAGCACTCTCTAAAACGATTAAATCGGCTGTTTGCGTTGTAGTTACCGAGATAATCGTCTGCGCGTCTGGGGTTGTATTATCTATGCTTTCCACGTTCACCACGACGGTTTGCGTGCCTGCATATACGCAGAATTCTTTCGGCGTAATCGTCGTATATACTCTAAATTCAACCCCGCCGATCGTCTGATCCCTCTCGTAATCGAGATAATAACTTTTTGTCGTTAACTTGGACCCGTTGGGCGCGGTTAGGATTGCACCCGTTTTTGCAAGATTCACAAAAGTGCCGTTCTCGTTCTCATATAAAAGACTTTTGGGAACAAAAACAGTTAACTGCGAATTGCGGTAACAGCCTTCGTAAAGGTCAAAGTCTTTGTAAAGATACGCAAGGCTTCCGCTGGGTCTTAAATAAATTTTGATTTCATTCATAAAATACCTCTCTATTTTTTATACAAAAAAGAACGAGCGGTAAACTCGTTCTTTTCTTTGCTATTAAGTTATACCCCCCCCCATTTCAACCCAAAAGCAAAATAACCATTTGCTTTTTTTTGTTTTTTCCCAACAATCAGAAAACCATTGCTTTCTTGCTGGTTAAGGGAGGCTGTTTCACCCTCTTAATCGCTCTATTGTTACCGTTATTTAATTACACACATTTATTTAGCCTACATTAAACGATTTTATTGCAGCCGATACATTTATCGAGTTTAATATTATCTCTTTACCTTGGGGCAATTCCGCAAGCGTAGCAGGGTTTTAATTTATAATCTTTATTTTCACAGAGCAATAAGACCCACAAACCCGTACCTTTCGGGGTACGGCTTTCTTTTTCTAAAAATTTCCATAAATTTGAAAATATAGATTGACAGGAACACCTTTTTGTAGTATCATAATTTTGTAAATCTGTAAAGGAGATTTTCCATGAAAAAGATTTTTGCTTTTATCAGCTTATTCTTAATCGTTTGCCTTTTGGCGTTCTCGGGGTGTTCTGACGATTGGACTGAAGTACAAAGCATTACTTATTATACAGATTCCGTCGCTCATACTTATACTTCTAAAATTTATTATGACGTTACAGTTCAAGATATAGAACAATCCGATTATGACAACGCGCCAAAGGAACAACAACATTGTTACTATGGATATTTTACAGAGCCTTATAAATCAGAGCTTATCGCTATGAAAAGCGACCGAAAAGCGTCTATAGACGAGGTCGAAAAAAAAGTAAAAACCCCGGCCCATTGCAAGTGGGTTACAGGAATACCTACCGAAACAGGTATAGGAACATATACTTACTATAAAAAATATTCCATTGATACATACGAAATCCGATATGTAAAAATAAGGCTTGCCGAAAAAAACTTTATTGAAGTAAATTATTACAACGGAGCAGAAAACGAAACAATAAAAGCCCTTTTTACTTCCTACGAAATAACATACTTCAAAAACTAAATTTCTACCGCTCGGAATTACCCGAGCGGTAGTCTTATTTTAGTTAATCTTCAAGCCAAAGTTCATAGTTTTCGTATTCATAGGAAATCTCGTCTTGATTCCAAAACCGAACGCCCTGCGCAAAGCGTTGCCGCAAGTCGTCGCGGGCGGTATTGCTGATGTTTCCCGTAATCCCTTGAAGTTGCGCTTTGACATAATTGTGATACTTTCGGATATGTACGTAATCCTTGACATTGGCAACCGAATTGAACGTGAAGCCGTACAGGTTCATGAAATCGTTTGCCGTTTTAAGATCTCCGTCTAAAGCTTCGTATCTTTCCACATACAGCCCTAAATCCGTAGAGAATATATTGAAGATAACGTTTCCGTTTGCGTTCTTCAGTTGAGAGGGTGCGTTCTTCATGTTATCAATCGTCATAGAACGATCCATTAAGGTCTGTGCTATATCTAATCCTGCCGATAAGCCGCTCCCTACCGCCCCTGCTACATTTCCGCTTGCGGCTTGGCCTATAATGCCGCTAACAGATTTTACTGCACCTGTTACAATTTTCATATTGGACTGCAAATAGAAATTTTTATTATTTGCAATAAATGCAGAATATTGGTCATTTGCAAACGCAAGGCCGTTGTCTGTACTTCCGACTAATCCCGTATAGTTTACCTCTGTACCCTCAAGATAAAGCCCCGTAGGGTTCAAACGCATATAATATTTAGTTATTTCGGGTTGAATAGGTTCACTGTACAAAAAATATACATCAGAATCTACAATTTTTTGAATATCGTAAGCAAAAGTATCTCCGTTTGCGGCCGTGATAACAAGTTCTTTGAAATTCTGACTGTTTAGCTTTGGATTGTAGCTAACGTATGGCGGATGAGGTGTAATAATCTTTGCTTTAGATATAGGCTCGTTTCTTAATATCTTATAGCTTTCGGTTTCAATCTCCTTTTTCATTTGATCAAACCCCACCAGCACCCCGCTTCTTACCCCTGAAATAATATTTGTTGATATAGCTTGGAAACTGTAATCTAACATCGACAGATACTCGCCAGCCTCGTTTGTCTCAATGATTAAATTCCCATTTACAATACTCATATGGTCCGAAAAATCAAACGGAGGAAGAATAGAAAGTTTAATCGTGTAGTAGTAGCTCGTGTTGCTGTTTAACTTCTCAAATCCGTCTCTTCCATAGCCGCGAATATATATACGAATAGATTCTGTTAGTGAACTCTGTGCTATAATAACTTTGCTTGTATTTCTATATACAGGGTAACAAATACAACTTGCGGCTCCTTTTAATCCCTCATGAATAAAAAAAGGAGTAGAGTTCAAATATTGAACTTCATTTACAAAGCTAAGAGGAACGGCAGGATTGTCTGATGTAAGATTATATACAGTATAATTACTTGAAACTTCTTCTCCTTTTTCATTTTTTATTTTTGGTTTAGCGTCAATAAACACATAGACCCAATAGGCCACGTTCTCATTCAGCCAGTCATCAACGGTAGTATTCCCCGTAAATTTCAAAGACAGTTTTTGCCTATCAACAAGACGTTTAGGGAAATTCATACCCTCTTCGGCGTTGAATATCTTTGAGGCGGGATCGGCAATAAAACGAACTTTCGAGGGATCGGTGCTGACCTCTTGAAACCTGTTCAAATGCGCCCGTTCTATCATACAGTCGGAGAAAGAGATTTCGGGGTCAAAGAAAAAGGTCTGAACGGTATCGAGCCGTAAATCGAGGAGCATTTTCCCGCCCGCGCCTATGGTCGATTTCGTGATAAAGTAGAAGAAAAAGCGTATGGTATCAGGTCCCAACGGCACGGAATTGTCTATCACCTTGATAACCGCGTAATTCTTGTTCGCGTACTTGAATTGATTACCGAATTTCGCGTCTTTTTGATAAACCTGCGAGGTTATGAACAGCGAGTCGAGGTTCGGGGCTTCGATGTTGACAAACGGCGCGTCCCCTGCGGTAATTTTGCCCTCAAAGTAGTTATACTGTTCTACCTTGCTTGCAAAATATCTCGTATCGTCGCCGTTCATATCGAACGGGAAATCCAGCAACCCGAGAAAATAATTCGTGTCGGGGCCGTCATAGTCGGTAAACGTGACTTCGAAAGTGCTTGCGTCGGGCCGCGCGGAGCTTGATTTGCCGCTGCGGAAAATCTTTACTTTTGTAGTAAACGGTGCGGCTTCGGTAAATGCACTGCCGTCATAGTATTTTAATTCATATGTTCCCTGTGTAACATTTTGAGAGACCGACGAGTTTAATATTTCTTTCTGCAGTTTATTCCAGACCGACGACTCGTAAGGTATTCTGAAATTATAGTATTTCGTTTGGCCCGTAAGCAACAGCTTGTTATATTGCTCGGTAAAGATATTCCGCATAGTCCCCTCGCGCTCCACCGTAACGCTTTCTTCGAGGAATGGGATTTCTACGCCGTCCAAAAGCCAATGTTTATCGGCGGAAGTAACGGCGTTTTCGGTGTAAGTAACGGCTACGGAGAACGACATCGTGACGTTTTCGCCCACGCCGTAAGAGTTTTTATACGTCCCCGTTTTCTTCTCTGCAAACGTAATAATGCCGTTGCCGTCGGTGAATTTATGGGAAAAGCCGTTATTGTTTTTTATCAGCTCCTCGACAATGCCTTTGACCTGTAAAAAATGATAGTTTACCCGTGCGGCGGGAACGGGGAGATCAACGGAATAGATAATTTTCCCCTCCGTATAGTCGGGCACGGGCGCAAACTCTGCGGAATCGCTCCGTAAAATGCCGCATATATCCGCTCCGCCTTTGTCCTCTCCGATTTCAGAAAAGAGCTTAAAAGTATATGGGTCATGCCATGCTTTTCCGATTTCGTTTAATTTTTCTTCGATTAAATTTGATACTTCCTGTGGATTTAACATTTTGTCTCCTTATAAAATAATAATTTCTTCTTTAATGCGTTTCAGCCCCAAATAAAAAAAGGTCTGTTTGTTCGGATTAAAGATACTTTTATCGTCTGCGTTGTCCACCGTCCACCAGCGGCCGAACAAATACACAATATCCCCTATATCCGCGACGCATTCGAACTCCCCGATTTCTTCGTTAAAGTAAGCGTCCGTGGTTTCTACAATTCTGTAATCGCTTTTTACGACGATATTTTCCTCGGTCTGCGAAAAAAACTTCTGCTTGTCGATACCGTTCTCCAAATATTTGAACTGCACGTCCTGACCGATATCCGCATAGTAATTTTTACCCCATAAAACGACCTGTGAGGAGGTTTTCTCCTCTACGTTATAAGATTTATAGACCTGTCCCCATTCGCCCTTAAAACCGAAAGGAACGCGCTTTTCCACACGTATATTTTTCATGGCCTCACCTCAATATTTATCCGTATCCAGCCGAACGAACTGCGGGAGCATAAACCAACGCGTAAGCCCCATGAAATCGAGCTTGTAGATCGTACGGGGAGAAATATAAGAATTATCCCTGAAATCTTCCTCGGGAGCCACGCCTGCGCTCTTGCCTTTGGATAAGTCGAACGCGGAATATTTCGTCGTAATGCCGTTATCGATGATATACTGCGCTTGGATAATCAACGCTTCCTCGAACTGTTTGCGGAAAGTATAAGGGTCTTGATAAATCTGCCTCGGCACCGTCGCTATCCTGTATAACATGACCTGAAAGGTTTTCCAGCCCGCTTTATATTGGATATAATCATAAACGGTGTCCGTCACAAGCTGTATGAACTCCTGCATTTTGTTCGGATTGGAGCTGATATACCGCCTTTGTACGTCCACGCCGTTGAGCGTAAGACATTCGGGGGTCAGAAAATATTTGTGCTGTAACGGGTTATAAACCATAAACTGCGTACTGCAGGGGTATTTATTATCCCCGTCCTCGAAATCCACAGGGTCGTTATAAACGGGTACGTCGCTTTTCTTCATGTCGTTACTCCTTAAATGCTTCTTTCTGTTTCATTTTCTTAATGCGTTCTTTCTGTTTCACGGAATCCGCCGCAACCTTTCTCGATCTCAACAGCGCAGATTTTGCGGCTTCCGCCGTACTGTCGTTGATGGCTCTCTTATTTGTGCCTATTCCTTTCAAAAGCTTGGAGGCTTGCTTTTTGAACGCTTTACGCCGCCGCTTCCCGCTGCTTCGCGTTTTCGGCCTGCCCTTTGACAAGGGCTTTGAAGCCGCAGGAGAAGCCGCTTTTACAGGTTTTTCCAACGGCGGGAGATTGTGTTTCTTTCTGTACCGTTCCTCGCTTTCGCGCTTCCACGCTTCTTTGGATTCGAAGGGCTTCCCCCCGGGCAAAGATAACAGGTCGCGCCCGTTGATGGTCTTGATAAAAATCCCCTCGCCCTCCAGCCGTCCGACTTCGCCCGCGGCGTTCTTTTCCGAGCTGGATTTGGAAATCGTGAACATGGTATTATAGGTCCGTCCGCTCCGCTTATTTGTCACGGGCGCGACGACCTGCTGTCCCGTTCTTAAATTGTCGTCGCCCCAATAGACATAGAGCTTGCCGCTCAAATGGTGGCCGTAGGTGCCGTAATATAAACGCATATTAAACCCTCTGTGTTTGACGGTTGCGGGAGTTGCACCCGCTTTTACTTCTCACCGTCATAATAAAGGGGCGGGAAAACCCGTCCCTTTGTCGTTTTAATCCTTTGCCGTGACTTTAGCGATAGCGAGTGCGGGATTGGTGACGCCGCCTCCGCTGACCGCTTCCACCTGCGCATAAGAGCCGATAAAGTCGATCGCGTTTACCATACGCAGACCGAGGATATCGGCCGCGATAGCGAAAGTGTCGTGGTCATAGACTATGTACTCGCATTTTGCCGCGTCGCCCGTATTCGCGGGAGCATTACCCGCCACGGGAAGCACGGAGGGAGTACCGCTTCCGATCAGGTTGGACGAAAAAACATTCATGCCGTACAGCCGACCGATTTTACCGTCCTTGATAAGCGCTTCGTTCGTTTCAGGGATAAACGCATTACCAGATTTATAAGCGTTGGCAAGAAACAGCGTTTCCATTTCAGGGCTGATGATCAAAACATCTGCGTTTCCGCCGTTGACGCGAATTTGCTGTCTGTCCGCGAGAATAGAACTGATGAGCGTATCGAGCGTAGTGTCCGCCGTGGTGTTCGCACTTCGCGTTGCGCCGCCGACGCCTACGCCGTTCTCCGCCACGGGCGGTTTCAGAAGATAGGACATCCATTGAATTTGGCACCCTTCCTTGAATTCCTCGACGACTTCGCTGACCTTATCGACGGATTTTCCGCTTTCACGGAGAACCTCCACGAGATCGTAGCATTTCTCACTGCGGGAAATGGCGTCCGTTTTCTGGATCAAAATGAGGCTGTCCGCCGTTTCGGTATGGGTTAAATCCAGCCCGCCCGCGCTCGTCGCGGTCTTGACCGTCGCCGCGGTCTTTCCCAAACGTCTCGCATAAATCTGTCCCCCGCGTTCGTTGTACTTGTTCGTAAACGTCACGCCGGGCTTGAAGGTGTTATCCTTGAACAAGTTGTGTACAAGAATTTTGCTGAATACCGTATCCACCGTTTCGGTTGCGTTGAACTTAAACGAGGACGGCAAAGCTTCCGTATATGCCATAATTTTTTACTCTCCTTTTTTAATCTCTGGGGTTGATTCCCATTTGTTTTAATCTCTTTTCTTCCTCGGAGAGATTGTCCGAGCCGTTGTCGATATCCATTCCGAAGCCCTTCGGCTTATAGCCGTGTACCCATTCGGGGAAGTCTTTCAGAATGTCCTCGACCTTTCCGAGTTCGTCGAGACCGCCGATTTCGGATTTTGCCAGCCGCATAGCGGGACCGAGCTTCTCTTCGCGCACCCCACCGCGCAAAAGGGCGTTTTCAATCTTCGTTTCCAGCAGCATATCCTCCGTCTTGTCTCCCTTAAGTTCATCTACTTCCTTTCCGATTTCGTGCGTTTCCTCCCGTACTTCTTCCGCTTTTTCGTCGCGTTTTTCGGGAGTTTCCGCCTTGTCGCGTTCGATCTTATCGATTTCGCGCTCGTCCTCGGCTTTGTCGATGTCCTCGGTTTTGTCTTTGATTTTTTCTTCGCCGATCATACCCTCTTTTTTCAGTTTTTCTTCCTCCGCGTCTTTATCCTCGGGGAAAGCCTTCTTGAAAAGTTCGCGGTATTTGGGATTGAAAAAATCCACACCCGAGAGCTTCGAAAGTTCTCTTTTTAATTCGTTGCTTCCCATATTTCTTTATTCCTTAAAAGTTATTTAGCCCTTTGAGGTGTCGCTACTCACCGCGTAACGCCGCCGCGCATTTCGCCTTTAACGTGTTGCGACTCACGAATTTAGCCTTTATTATGGAGCGCTATTCTCCGTGGGGGTCTGTTCTTCCGCGGCCTCGTCGTCGTAATCAAAAGGGAGATCGGAAGTTTCTTTCTCCCGGTCCCCCTCATCGACGACAGGCGCGCCTTGTGCGGCAAGGATTTGTAAAAATTCCTCCTCCGCTTCTTCGTCGCTTATGCCTTTATTAAGTTCTTTGATCGCCGTCAACGGCGCTTTTATGCCGCCCTTGACTTGCTTTATGAGCACGTCCGTCACGTTCTCCACCGTCGGATTGGTATATTCATTAAAGGTTATATTGATTAAACCCGAATAATCGATGATTTCATGCCCGTCGATATAATCCCGAACCTGCAAATAGCGGTTTAACAGCTCTTTCAGCGTCGTGCGCCAGCCGTTCAAAGATATTTCCCGAGTACGCATGCTCGGCTTTTCCCGCGCGTCCTGGCTTTCCTGCGAGCTGTTTATGCTCTCTAAACCCGTAAGCCCCAATGTCGTGGGAGACAGCCCCGCCTTGTTGATCGCTACGCTCATGAGGGTTTGTATCGTCTTGGTATAAGCCTCCCACTTGATATCCCCTTGAACGACGTTCCACAGCGCGGAACTGTCCCCGGGCGTCGAGCTTCCTTTCGTCGTGATGATCGTTTTGTTGAAATGGTTGAGCCTTAAATCGTTCCCCTCCACGTCCTGCGGAATAAGCTCCTCCGATACAAACTCTTTTGTGCCGCCTTTGCGGATTGCGTCGATTAAATCGCTGACGCTTTCCGTCAGTGCGTCCTCGATATCCGCTATACCCTGAATGTCGGGTACGCCTCTTTCCCCTTTATAAAGTTGGTTGGAATTGTCGTTCTTTTTGAAGATAATCAAAAAGTCTTTCAAGGGGAATTGGCGGGGCTCTATATCTATATCAGCGGGAAACATCGCCCTGCACTCGGCCATCAACGCCTCGTCGTTCTTGGGGACGTATTTACCGTCTTTCGCAAACCGATAATCGATACAGACATAGCCTTCTTCGTTTTTGTAGTGTATCTCCCGAAGCTCGTACGTCGGATCGTCTTTCGATACCTCTTTCACTACGAAAGATTTTATCTTCCCGCGTTTGTAATTGACCTCTAAATGCTGGGGTTCGATGATATCGATAATCGGCTTGTCGCAAATTTCGGGACAGTAGGACACCCGATACGCCACGTCGCCGATACCGCTTTCCCAATACACGCCGTCGCAGAATTTCTTTAGAAGCTCCGCTTCGTCTATCAGCTCATTGAGTACCTCGTCGATTTCCTCGTCATCGCTTTCGCACTTGAAGCCGTTGGACGCCACGAGATTGACTTTCGCGTTGACGATCATCGGGATAATCCCGAAATACGCAAAGGCCTGCCCCGGGGTATAATGCCCGAGGAATTTGTTTTCCGCCTCCTGCGTCAGCCAGGTGTCCTGGAAATATTTCTGAATTTGAACCTGATAAAACCGACGAATAACCGACGCGTCGTTGCTGAGCAACGCAAGATTTTGCGCCATGTTGTACGCATAGACCGCTGGCGAACGGATATTATCGATGATCTCTTTATTTTTCAAATCGAAATTATAACGTGCCATTTTTTTAATCGTCCTTTATCAGCTTATCGTCGAACTTCTTCGGGGCCGTCCGTTTCATTTTGTTCGTATTTTTCTTAATAATCTCATTCTCGGGTACAGACGGGAAAGGCTCCGTTTCACCACATACGCCGACGATTTTCCAGCCCTTCGGTTTATATATCACCTCGTACTGTCCCTCGTCAATGACGTTCTCGATTCCGTCTTTGATAATGTTGTAAAATCTCATAAAAATCACCTCTTTATGTTTCTTGTAATATCGTTCCACTTCTCCGTCAGCCCATAGGCGAGCGAATCGCCGTAGTCGTTGTCCTGAACGCCCATATCCAGCTCCGCCCCGTCATCGTCCAGCAAAAGCCGCGTATGCGCGTTGTACGAGTTTATCGCATGCGTGCTCCACAGCAATCGTCCTTGTATAAGAAGCTGCTGCTTCAGCTCGCACCTCGTACAAAGCGTAATCACGTCCTTATACGCCTTTACAGCCCCTTTTACTTGTATTGTATTGAACTTGTTTCGGCTTTTCCAGGTGTTTATCAAAATCGCTTCCGCACTGTCTATGGCAAGTTTTTTCAGCTTAAACATCCATTTGCACCACCACGGTTCCAATTCCTTTTCCACGGCGGCTATGATTGCGTCGTGGCTCGTCGCAGGGATTGCCCACGCCTCCAGCACTATTACGCGCTGACAGCCTTTCGAATACCCTACGAGGCTCGCCACCGTAGAGGCTTTATCCGTGTTTTCGGGGTCTCTGTTGGACCCGATATCGATAAATACGCCCAATTCAGAGATAGCGCCTATATCTATCTTTTCAAACGGGATCAGATGCGTTTCTTTTTTCATCAACGGCGCATACGCCGCACCTTCTACAGCACCGCGGCAGCCGAGAATTTTGCTCGAATAGTAGAACGAATTTTCGGGGTACAGCTCTATCAACTGTTCACGCTGTAGATCCGTCAAATGTGGCGCGTCGTCGTTGAGGTTGAAATGATAGTAGTGCATATATGGTCTATCTTCTATCATTTCCGAAAGCTCTGCCGCGGGCACCGTGTCCCTGAATTGCACCGCCGCGTGGTTAATAAATTCTGTGTAAAACTCCTGTGTCGGCAGTCCGCCGTTTGTCGTCCCGATCAGCTTACAGTCACGGCTGAACGCTCGACCGAGACATTCCCGAATACAATCGATATGAAGGACGGACAATTCTTCGAGCCATAGCCCGTTGGGGTTTGCTCCGAGGATCTTCGACCACGCCGAGCGGTCGTCCGCACCCAAAAGATAAACATATTTATCCCCGTAAAGGCCGTGGAAAATGAATTGCAAGCCCCCGTCTTTCCCGCTGACATACGGCTCCCGCATGAAGTCGTACATGTTATAAAAGCTGTCTTTGTTTTGCAGGATATTCCTCACGCCCGTACCGCGGTCTTTGAAGATCATGTAAAACTGCGTATCATCCGCGGGTGCGTTTAATAACCAATCCATAAACTTATGTCCCGCGACGAGCGTCTTGGAACACCCTGTCGCGCCAGTCAGAAACAAAATGCGAGCTTCGTCCTTCATGACTGCCCGCATTTTATCCGTCCATATAATATCGTTGAGTTTCATAGCCCTTTCTTAACGCTTTCCAGATACTCCCGCATAAGCTCCTTGTTTTCGTTTGTGACGCTTGCTTCCACCTTATCCGTCGGCTTCTCTCCGCTCGTATCCCGAAGCGCTTCAAAGGCCCTTGTATCGCCCTCTAACGCACGCTTTATCTGCGCCGCTACAATGTCCTCCAACATTGTTTTTCCGTACTCTGTGGACGTCTTTAACGCCGCCAAAACCGCTTGCTGAAATTGTTTCTTTTCCCGCCGCGCTTCTCCGCTCGCTTTCCCGCCGCGTTTGCCTTTTTCTCTCGCTTCCTCCTTGCTTCGCACCGGTTTCAAATTCTTTTCGTTCATTTCGTCTCAACTCCTTTTTGAGTATGAAAAAAGCACTACGTAAAACGTAATGCCTTTTGAGTTTAATTTCTTTTTTTTCACGATACCATTATATCATACTAAAACGGGGAAAAACTGCAAACTTTTTGCACCATTTTTTCACGAGAAAAAAAATTATATAAATTGTTGAAAAAGTGTTGAAAAAATGTTGACAAACACTTTTTTATGTGCTATAATATAATCACAAAGGTTGAGAGAGGGAAGCCTCGAAGGAGAAACAAATATGGCTATGTATTATGAAAGCATAACGAAAAGACAGGCAGGGGTTATTTTTTCGGCAAACAAACAGGGAAAGATCAATTTTTCCGATACCGCGATTAAATATCTCTATCGTAACTTTGTAGAAGTGCGCGGAATAAATAATAACCATAGCCAGCAAGATGTTTACGACCGCGTTAAAAAAACCGTCGATTTGATTTTTGCGAATGACTACGAAGAAGCTCAAAAAGAATTGATGAGCGCGTTCAAACTGGAATGCTCGCTTTTCGGCGGGAAAGAAATCGAAGAGCTTAAAAAGGCTATTTAATCAAAAAAATATCCCCGTCCGTGGGGATAAACGCGGACAAAGGAGCAAAATCATGAAATATTATCAAACCGTCACCACCGCTACTACAACCTGCGACGAATGGATCTACTATGAAGGCTACGACAAAGAAGAAGCCTTCAAACAGTGCGCTCACGAAAAATCTCACAACGACAAAAATCATAGTACTGAAGTACGTGAATACGAGCTTCCCGACGATCGTAAATTTGAAGATTTAGACGACGACGAACAATGCGCCGTGTTATCCTGCTACAACATTTTGTGAGGTAAAATGAGGTAAAAATGGAAAGTGAAAAGAAATACACCGTTGAAGATCTTGCCAGGATCACAAATCGAAGCAAATCGGCAATTTATCGTTTGGCAAAACGTTTGGGCAGATTGCCGACGATTGAAGAGATCGAAAACCGAAAGACAGGTCGGCCGAATAAATATTAAAAAGAGAGGCATACGCCTCCCTTTTTTTATGGAAATAACTTGTATTCCTCCGCGATGACTTCTGCGATGTAATAAATCTCCTCGGCCCAATACATCGCCGTGCGCTCGGATATATTGACGCTCCATGCGGCTTTTCTGTACGGGAACCGTCTGACCCATCTATTGATTATATATTGATATTTTCCTTTTGCGCCATACTTTTTGTCCTCGATCTTGTAGTGTTCGAGCGTCCGACGAACAATCTCTATCTTTTTTTCGTTCACAACCTTGCGGTCAATATATTGAATGTAGGAATTTTCCGCGCTGTTGGAGTATTTGTCTGAAACGACAGAAGGGCGTGCGTAATCTACGCCGCCCAACCCCGGGATCACAAGCTGTTCCAGCCGTCGTTTATTATTCATATAATCCCGAAAGGCCGTCTTGATATATTCTAGTTTATCTTTAATCGTCATTTTTTCTCCTTCAGCTTTCTTTTCTCTGCCTTAAACCTCTCGCATTCTCTTTTATTACACTCTTTCAACGGACAGGTCAAACAAATCTCCACCTCCGCCGTCGGCGTGTAAAGCGTATGTACCGTCCCACGGCGTAAATTATCCGTGACCGTATCTATTCTCGCTCGCATTTCTCCTCCCTGCTTAATTCTTGCATGCTTATTAAATTTTTACACAGCGGGCATCTTATCACGGAAATACCGTATTTAAGTATTTTCATTTCTCCAGCTCCTTCAATCTCGCTTCCGCGGCTTCGCGGGTGATGAATACAATATCTCCGAACTTCTCTATGTCCGAATATCTGAATTTCCCCGTGTTGATAAAACTCTCATAGCTTCCCGCTCTGTATTTTCGACCCACGATATACACCGTATCTCCCACCTTGCACGGCAACTCTACCAGCGTTCCCTCTTCGAGTTTGTCCTCCAGCTCTGATAGACGGTGACGCAGCTCCGCCGCTTGTATGGCAATCGTATTTAATATCCCCAACGGACAATCCATACACTCGCTCATTTTTCTTTCTCCTCGAAATAAAATATAATATCTTTTTTGTCTTCCGAAATCAAGCCATAATCACGCGCAAGGCGATATATAAATACTTTTTCTAATCGCTCTACTATTAATCCGAGTTGCCTACGAAAGCCCTCTACCGTCATTGCACTTTTATAAAAATTACACGAACGACACGCAGGAGCTAAATTTGATATATCATTATCTTCACCTTTCATGTAAACGCTATTGATATGATCTACCTGCATATCCTTATACTTAATTGCTTTGCCGCAGTACGCACAATGTCCGTTATACTTTTCATAGACAATTTTTCGTATCGCGGCAGGTAAAGGTTTTCTATTACTCATTTTGCCTCTCCTCGCATTTTTCGCAATGTTTACTGTCCGTATATATAGACTTCAATTTACACGTAAGCCAAAAGGTTACGCTATCCCCAACGCTTAATTTGCTTTTCATTCCTCGTCCTCCTCGTCAAACGCCGTCACTCCATATTCCTTGGCCATTTCCCTTGCGATATCGTCTATCGGCAATTCATAGCCGAACCGCAACATTTCCATGATTTCCATAAACGTTTCTTTCCGCGATTGTTCGTACGCCTTACGCGCCACATATTTTATTCTGCATACTTCGCAGTCTTTTATATTACTACCGTTTTTTTTCGGGCAATCGATAATATATTTTCCACAGTCTCTAATAAGGTTTTTATAAAACTCGTTGCTCAACACATCTTCTTCAACCTGTTCACTCACCGCGCACCTCCTTGATTAGCTCGTCTATTTCTTCATTAAATTCGTCAATAGTTAAAGAGCAAACTATTTCTTTCGCATATCCTTTTTGCCGCTCCTCTGCATTCCCCGAAAATATTCCCTTTACCCGTTCCGCAAACTCTTTCACCGCTTCCTTTACGTTTCCGTAGCCTGCGTCATACAGTATTTGCGCCCTATGTATATTACAAGGCCCAAAAGCTTTTTCCTGCTCTTTATCCATTTTTGGACACTTCTCCGTAGGGCATTTGCTTCCATTTATGAACTTCGCCATTTCTTCGATTTGCTTCTCTTTCTCCATGTTACTCCTCCAATTCTGTCTCCTTTCCCTACTTCCCGTCCATGTGCGCGAACGGGTTTCGGGTATCAGCCTTGTTTTTCCGTCTTGCTCTATCTCGCAAAACTTAACTGTTTTCCTTTTTCTTTTTTATTTCAACCCGCGCACGGCTGATTACGCTTTCATTTCGCCTACATTAAACGTTTTTCTTTTCCTCGATATAGGAATCGACTTTCTATATATCGTTCAATTTAGACCCGTTTCTGCAATCGTAGCGCGATTTTATCTATAATATCTCCACTTCCACCCGCGCGGCGACTCCGTACTCTTTCTCTACCGTCACGGCTATCACCCCGCTGTCGTCAAGATACGCAACCCCGTTCAATGCGTCCAAGACAACCTTTGTGATATTATCCACGTCAGGCTTCACGCAAGGCCGTATTTCGCCCCTCAGCGCCGCTTCTCGCTTCTTCTTGGGATAAGACGCGGGAACCTCGTATATCGCTCTTATAGCCACCGTAAACTGCCCTTTCCCCAGATATGTACCGCCCGCCGCTTTATAGCTCCAACGGATTAAATCCTCATAGCTTCTTGTCTGTTCAGGAGTTATGCTTTGCATTTTGCCTAACCGACTATTGTAGAATGTCCGTGCCCGAGCTTTTCCCTGCGGGCGACCCTCTATGACGAATTTCATCTCCACCGCCTCCGCGCTTCTTCTACCCGCTCCAGCCGATATTCCGCAAATACCATGCTTTCCCCGTTACGAGATTTCCCGACCCGCAAGTAGGTCTTTATCGGATAGCCTTGCTTTTTTAGGTCGTATATCCGCGCCCCTAACCGCATAATCCCGTATTTGTTCATCGCTTCCAGGCTCGTGATTTTTCCATATGTCAGCAAGTGCCTTAATATTTCCTCATTCTGCGTCATAGGTAGCCTCCTTCCCGATTTCCGTGATCGCCCGCCTTAATCCCTCCGCATATGACGCATACATCACCTGCGCCTTATCTCGATATTCCTCTATCAGCTCCAACAGCTTCTTTTTCATCTCTTCGCTCATGTTTTGCCCCTACATGTATCCGTCAAAATATTCGCCCCAATAACGTATCTTGTATCGCTTACACAGCCATTTCTCTATGTTTTCCCTCGTTTGCGTCGTCGTCCGATCGTCCAAAAGCAAATCCCGAAGATGTATCAGCACCGCATAGTCTTGGATTTCTTTCAGATACGTTTCCTCAAATTCTTCGCCGTTTTCCGCCGGGCCCAATGGATTGATTACGCTGCCGTGGGACTCGATCTTCTCGTTCAGCCAATCCACCAGCCGCGCGTATCGGCTTTCTTCTTCCAGAAACTCCCCCAGCTTTTCACGCCACGCATAGCCGAAATACGTTTGATTATTTTTTGCAAACGCCCGCCGCAAAACTTCGCATAGATCCGTTACGCTGTATTCTTTTTGGCTCATTTCTTCCTCCTAAAACGGCAGCTCCTCCCCGTCCTCTACTTCCGTCTGCGTTTATATCGATTATCTTTCCTTTTATCATTGCCGCGCCTTAAAACGGTAAATCGTCATCTGGTTCGTTACGATATTTTTCCATTTCCTCGGTATTCTTTTTCTTCATCTTTTCGAGGGTTTCGCGCACTTTTTCCGTCGTTTCCGCGTCCCAATCCTTAAACGCTACGCCAAGTTTCTTTTCCAACGCCGCAAGCGTTGCTTCTGCGTTCTTTACCCCGTAAACCTGCACCAGCTCGCTTTTCGTCAATCGTTTGAACTCATCAGCTTTCCTTACAGGTTCCGCCGTCTGGTTCGGCTTCTGCGCCGCGCTCGCCGCTTCCTTGGGTGCACCGTCGTACTTCGTGCTGTCTTTCGCAAAATATACGTCTGCGCCTATTCCCAACGCCTTACACGCCACGCTTACCGCGTCAGTATATGCCTTTTTATAGCACTCGTCGTCGGTATATAATCCGTTCGTTTCTTTCGCAACAAACTTGCTTCCCCCGATCCCCTGGATCGGTCGGCTCCAATCGTTCCCCTTCTTTATGTAAAGCCTGATTTCCACGTTCGCCGTGATTTCTCCGTTCGCGCCCGTCTCTAACCACGTCTTTATAATTTCAGTGTACCAACCAAGACCACATATCCCGAATTGCTCCGTCAGCACCTTGATCCGCCACATGGGGTTAATATCCGTCATGCCTTTCAAACGCCCCGCCCCGATCGCTTTCTGCGCCTCTTTAGGCACTTCTCGCACCGCGTTGTATAACTCTAAATTTTCCACTATTCCGCCCTCCTGACGCTGTTTATTTGCGGATTATATCTTTCCTCTATCCTCGCGCCTTCAACGCTCTTGCCCGCTTTTAAGGCGTCCTTTACGGCCGTTAAATCTATCCCCTCCGTTACCTTTTCCGTCCAATACTCTTTGGGCACTTTTGCTTCGTCTTCCACAATTACCGCTTCACTCTTTCGGAACGTCACTTTTGCCCGCACAGTCTCGAACTTCTGTCCTTGCAACGCATACGAGAGATATCCTTTCAAGCTCTCCAGCTTCTTCTCCGACGCTTTCCGACGCGCTTTGAAGATTTCTTCCTGCTCTTTCAAGCCCTCGATATCGTGCTCCGTGTTCTCTATTAAAAAAACTATGTTTTCAATCTTCCTGTCCCGCTCGATCTGCAACCCGTCCAGCTTCTCATAGTCAAGGACTTCGCCCGTCTCTCCGTCGATACACGCCTCTATCTCCGCGTCGATTTCGTATAACGTCATATCCCTTCCCTCCGACAGATTTCTTCAAGTGCGGATTTTTCCGCGCTTTCCAATCGCTTCAAACGGATATACTCCCACAACGTCAACCCGCGGTGCCGATGTAAATCTTCCATGACTTCTTTTATGTCTCCCGTCAGCTTCACGCTTGTTTCTTTCGCCTCTTCCGTCATTGTGCCTTTCTCCTCGCTCTTAATATCGCGTTTGCCGCTTCCCGTCCGTATGCCACATAACTGTCGATACATTCTTCGCAGAGTATATACGGCTCTTCCCCGTACAGCTTCGGCATTACGTAACAATTATCGTCTGCATAAATTGCCTTATTGCACTCCGAACAATGACATGTGGGGACTTCTCTTTCCCATGTCTCTCCTGTTTCTTCGTCCGTTACCTTCTCCCAAAACTTAATCATTCCGTTTTCCAAATTATCGCTATGTAACATTTCAAATTACCTCCCTTGCGATTTTCGCTATCTCCTGCGCTATGATATACTGTGACGCTTTTCTTGCCCGCTCTTTTACGTTCTGGGGCACTTTCTTCGCCCGCTCGTCTATTTCCTCGAAATACTCTGCTACCGCTTCCACAGCCGCAGGGAAGCCCTCATAATTGACGGGCTTTCTGTTTAATGTCGGATAGGCTTTATTTTCTATCTCCATTACCACGCCGCCGTTTTCAAGGCTCTGTCTGAACTTTACTTCGAAGCTACCGAACGGGTCGCGGCTGATATCCTGTCTTGCCGTCAGTTTCCCGTCCTCGTACTTCCACCACATTCCCCTGCTGAATTTTTCTACGTCAATTCGCTTTTGATTTCTGCTCATTTTTCTACCTCCGCTTGACTTTCACACCAAATATGTGGTACAATAAATAATTGCAAATATCTTTTTTACAAAAAACATCATACTTGATGTGTTTATATAATATCACACATCATATTTGGTGTCAAGTATTTTTACGAGGTTTTTTATGAAAAATAAGATTTCCGATTTTCGAAAAGCTCAAAACTTAACTCAACGCCAACTTGCTGAAAAAGTAGGGATTACTTATCAATCATTGCAACGATATGAAAAGGGAACAGTGCTTCCGATTGTTGACATCGCCATTCGCCTTGCAGAAGCCTTAAACACAACAGCCGCTGAATTATTCCAATTTGAAGATTAATTGCCGTACAAGGCTTCTACGGTCGTTTCAAGGGCTTCTGCAACCTTTATCGCTTTAGGTGCAATAGGAATAACTTTGCCTTTTTCATATCTTTGATAAATTTGCTGTGCAATCCCGATCCGTTCGGCCACTTGTTTCTGCGTGAGGTTTAATTCCTCTCGGCGAGCTTTTAACTTGTTCATTTGTTTACTCCCGATAAATTTATTGAGGTACTATTATGGAAATTGTAGCTTTCGTCTTGTCGATCTCAAAATCTCTGTATTTAAAACGATATTTAAACACGCAGGATAAGTAAACTTTACTTTACTTATGCGATATGTACATAAAATAATATCTAATAATTCCTGTTCATTAACCTTACAATCCTTAAATCTCGTCACTCCATTTCCCAACAACGGAACAGATACTGTTTTTCCACTATAAATCATGTCAATTTCGTTCCACATATTCATAAGGCAATCTGTATATTCTTGAAGCGTTAATCGCGCTCGATTATTTTCATCAAAGTGCGAAAACGCTAATAATATGTAGTCCCCATGCAAATGGATAGACCCCAGTTTATATTTTACTTTTTTTCCGCTTTTTCGCTCAAAATTTCTATCAGTAATCCGCTCTTTCAGCCTCGCATCACCTTCAATGTCTAAGTCTAACTGTTCAATATCCGAAATGTGCTTATCTAAATACTGACCATTTAGCGAGGCATGGGAAATAATTTTATCATCAACCAATGTATCAAAATATTCATTGAACGCTATAACTTTCAATTCTCTCTGTTTGAATATATCCCCAAAAATAATATTCACCGTGGAATTGTTAATTCTTAGTTTTGCCTTATTTTTAAAGTTAGCCATAACAAACGTCACCACCCCCTATAACATGCTCGTTGAAAATATCATAATGTTCATCGCTCTCTCTTACCCAATCGCCTATTTCTAAATTCTTAAATTCTTCACTCGTCATAATTTCTCCTTTCGCCCAAGGCCTTTATTCTTTGCTCGTAAAACACGCGATTACTTCGTCAACCGATACGCCAAAAACTTCTGCAATCTTAGGAATCGTAACCGTTTTGGGAGTCCCTCGGCCTGTAACCCATTTAGAAACCAACGCCTGTGTTACACCTAATTTTCGAGCAAGCTCGATTTGCGTATAACCTGAAGTTCTTAAAAGCTGTCGAAACATTTCTTTTACCTCCTATCTATAACTTCAAGACTATTATAATACCTTAGGTTCTATTTGTCAACTGTTTTATAACTAAAACTTGTATTTTTTTTTGATTTTTTTTTGAAAATCTATTGACAAACTTTCAGCTTTCTGCTATAATATTTTAGACTTAAGTGGGCTCTATATCATGAGGCGTAGGTTATCGCCTTTTCCTCGTGGCCCAATTAGAGGTACATCTTTTGCCACTTAAGCCAGATGTGCCTCGTTTTTTTTACATAGATCCGACCGTGCTACAAGTCGGTAAACTGTAGGGTGAGTAAAAGGCTGACCGCTGCTATAAAATCGTGCCTTTTGTCTTGTGGCTGGCAAGGATAAATAATCAAGCGGTGGTAATCTGTTAGCTTTGTGCTAAGTCGTTTTACAAGTTGTTTTACGCGGGGCAGATTTGCGTTATAAGAGCAGCTTGACGTGTTACCGAGGGGATATACCCGACATGCGGTAAAAAGAGCGTTACGGCCTTTTTTTAAAGGTCGTACCATACCCTTAAGGATTCCCCTCAATGCGGTGACCTGATAACCGACGGAGGTCGGTTCCCCGCGTTCCTTAATAGCAATCTGCGTAGCAGATAAAGGCCGTAGGCCGTAGCCTTCGTGTGGCTGCTACGCTACAGTTGGAGCTTGCGCATTTCCTTGTTTCTGGCGCAAGTTAGGTAAGTATTAGATATCTTAAAAAGTCCCACAACATACGTTTTAATTGCCTTATATCTTTTAACAGATATTCTCCCCAATCATTATCGGGAAACCCAAGCAAACGAATATCGACGCAAGGGAAATCTGAAAGCAATAAGCCTATTTGAGCTACAAACTTTTTCCAATGCTCGTCATTCGGCAACAAATGTTTTAGACAAATCAATGTCGCAAATACTCGTAAATTGCTTGTTCCGTTCTGTCTATATTGTTCATACAAATTTGGAGTTATAGAAAGATTATTGTTATAAAGCCTCCCGTAGTGAGCGCAAATATTCCTCACAAACGCTAAATGTTCAAACCAGCTTTCCAAATATGTATAGCCCACACCGTATGCTTGCGCTATTGCTTTCTTATCAGTGTTCTTCATATTCTTGAAAAATTTTGACAGGGTACCAAAACTAAAAAGTTCTACTAAAGCGTAAAACGGTAATTCGCCTCCTTCGTAGTTATCCCTAAAATTTTTCACGAAAGGAGCCTTCCCGTTTCTCTTTAGTTCCACGTCCACTTCTTCTAAAAACTTTTCATGATATTCAGTAATATTGAAATTGTTACTATCTTTATACCCTAATATCCCATAAGTGCAAGAGAAATAGTTTGCTATACGGCAACGTAAATTAATTTCTACTTTTTCAATTTCAGGAAAAATCAAATGCCGAAATTTTGCATTAAACAAATATAAACCTTTAATTTTATTGAAAGTAACCCCTTCATTATAATTAGCGTTTCGTTCCTTCAAACCAAAACCATATGCTTTTATTAACCGAAAATAAGATACGTTATTCAAAAACTCTATCGCTTCTTCTTTATTTTCAACGGTACACCCTAAGGTTTCCAGATTTTCAACTTGTTTTTCTACGGTTATCGGAGGTTGATGAGATTTAAGCATTTATCTTTTGTCCTAAAAATTAAATGACCTCGCGTGGTACGCATTGTAAAGAGGCGTGCGAGGTTCTGTTGATATTAGTATATGCTATTTTATCTAAAAAGTCAACTATTTTGGTGAAAAAAATTTTACTTTTTTTTGTTTGTATTAATCTGTATTAATCTATATTGACCTGTATTAGCCTGTATTTATTTTTAATATCACAAAAAACACCCCGACAAAGCAGTATTACCTGCCATGTCGGGGTTTTCTCAATCCTCATAATCATGTGAAGCGAGCACGGTCACGAGCCAAATCAAGAATATTGTAATCATACGCTCTCCTCTTTGCTCGCTTTGGTTTTCGGCGGATTCGCCTTGCACCAGTCTAGAAAATTATCCGCTTCCGACGCTTTTAAGCGATAGCGGTTGCATTCCGTCACCGTCGTGTTCTGCCATGCGAAAATAAACTTATTCGCTACGTTGATGATAATAAACGCCACCTTGATTAATGCCATAATTACCGTTTGTTTGTTGAAATTCATCAGCAGGTCCACTCCGATAGAACAGGCGAACAGGGAAGAAATAATATTTGTCACGATCGAATTAACGCTGTTTATCTTGTTCGCCACGTCCGCGCGGTAGGCTTCCGACGGCGAGCGGTAGGCTTTGGCGGTTTCCTCCCATCTTAAGAAGTCGGGGTCATAGTGATGGATTTTCACTTTATTGGCTTTCCGTATCGCTTTTTTCTGTCCGTCGGTCAATAAATCGTTCGGATATTGAGCGCGTATCTCCCGCAGGGTTTTGCCTGCATATTTTTCGACGTATGCAGAAAAGTCAAGGTTATAATTCAGACAAATTACCTTTCGGACGTTATTCTGTTCGGTGATTTCATAGTTTCTGCAATATTCCGCAATTCTTGCCCCGTAACCCTGTGCACGAAGCTCTTTTAGCTTTTTATCGGCGAGTTCCCGCACTTCGGTAAATCCTTCCGTCATGTGAGCTTTATTTGTCGCTATCTTCTTGGTCACCGTACCCAGAGAATAGCTCCCCACCATCAGCCATACGCAATTAACGGAAAAGTCTTTTACCCCGATTTCCCCGTCAAAACAAAGCGTAACAAAATAAGTCGCCAACATTGCCAAGAATATGGATACGGCGGTAGAGATAAGTACCCCGTTTACAAATGCGTTTATATTCTTTTTCGGCTTGATCACGGGCGCGTAAATAATCTGTTCAGGTTTCTCTGTCTTGATAGGTTCAATCATTTATCGCCTCCGTTCATGTTTGTCACCTCCACCTGTCCGCAGTGCCGCCACAGCTCTTCAAACTCTTTGGACAGCTTGAAGCAGATCGCCCCGAGCGTATTCCCGATCGCCGCAAACGCAAAGACGAACGTCAAGCCCTCTATCGTGGTTTTCTCCATAGAATTGACAA